TGGGCTCGGAGATGTGTATAAGAGACAGTCGTTCGTGGTATGCATCTATACGGTCGTAAGATCCTACGTCCAGAAGCTCTTGTAACAGCACGTTACAACCTAGCTTAATAAGTACTACTTTAGGGGCAGGTTTAGGCTTGCCCCTTTAGCCTACCCAAAGGATTCTTTTAATGGCTACATACGTTGCTTTAACGAATGAACTGCTAAGACGATTAAACGAAGTCACACTAGACGTTGCTGGTGATGGCTTTGATACTGTACGTAACGTACAAGCCTTAGCCAAAGATGCCATCAACAACGCAATTAGAAATATTATTCAGACTGGCCAAGAGTGGCCTTTCTTAAAAACTACGTATACTCAAACGTTGGTTGCAGGTACACGAGAGTACAACTTTCCCTCAGACTACTCTAGTGCAGACTGGGAAACTTTCTACCTTAAAAAACTATCTTCCTTAGATAACACACCGATGCACCTCCCAACAATTAGTTATGACGAGTATATACAAAAGTATAGGCAGTTAGATGATACTGGAGATGCTACAGGTATAGCAGCACCTAATCTTATTTATCAAACAAATGAAAGTAAGTTTGGTGTAACTCCTATTCCTAATGCAGCATATGAGATTGAATATGTCTATTGGTCTTATCCAGTAGACTTAGCTCTTTATGATGATGTAGCTGTTGTTCCAGACAGATTTAAACACGTAGTTATTGACGGTGCTATGATGTACATGATGCGTTTTAGATCAAATGATCAAAGTGCAGCTATCCATCAACAAAACTTTGAAAGCGGTATTAAGTCAATGAGGAGAGTTCTTATTGACGAACCTCTTACAGTTAGATCTACAGTAATCAATAAAACTAAGGGGTCAAATAGTATCATTGGCAGTGTGGCGTAATGGCTGAGAACTTAGCTTCTTTTAAAGTATTCTGCCAAGGCGGTCTAAACACTAGTCGTGATGTGCTATCACAAGGTGAAACTTCTCCTGGTTCAGCTATTGGTTTGATTAACTATGAACCTGCTGTTACTGGTGGCTACCGTAAGATCAGTGGGTACAGCAATGACTACGGTACAGTTCCTGGTTTTGGCAATGTACTAGGTGTCTGTATAGCAAACGGTATTAACGATGGTATCTTAGCTGCACGTCACGATACAGGTAGTACAGACTATTTATATTACTGGGACACTGCAACCGAGGCTTGGGTAACTATTACTACCCCTGCATCAGTAGATGTATCAACTTACCCTAAAGTAAGATTTACAAAATATAACTGGGGCAGTGATAAGGTAGTAATTACAGACGGTGTAAATCCTGCAGCTACGTATGACGGTACAACTTACACACAGGTTACTGCATCTACAGCACCTTCTGCACCTAAAGTATCTCACGTATTTAAGAACCACTTGTTCTTAGCAGGAGATGCAACAGAGTCAACTAACCTCTGGTTTTCTGCTCCTTACAATGAAACAGACTTTGATCCAGCAAACGGTGCAGGTTCCATTAATGTAGGTTTTCCTATTGTAGCCATCAAGTCTTTCCGTGATGTACTATACATCTTTGGTAGTAACAACATCCGTAAACTTGCAGGGGATAATATCTCAAACTTTGTACTGCAGGAAGTCACAGACGATCTAGGTTGTATGGCTACAGACAGTGTGATTGAGATTGGTGGTGACCTTCTATTCTTATCTCAAGACGGACTACGTCCTGTCAGTGGTACGGATAAGATCGGTGACGTTAATCTAGAAACAGTGTCAAAAGACATTCAGTCTATCTTTACAGACGTTGTATTTGATGTTGACCTGGATAAGCTAGACGCAGTAGTTATACGACAGAAGACACAGTTCCGTTACTTCTTAGGTGCTGCAGAAGGTCAAGGTATTATTGGCGGCTTTCGGCAAACACCTAATGGATTGCAGTTTGAATACGGACAGATGCTAGGTGTATTTACTACTTGTGCTACTAGTGGTTATATCGGTCAGTATGAATATGTAATACACGGTGACTCTAACGGTAAAGTGCATAGACAAGAAAGAGGTAATGACTTTGATGGCGAAAACATTTTAAGTGTTTTTCAAACTCCTTTCTTTCATATGCAAGACCCAGAGCAACGTAAAGTTTATTATACTGTTGCAACATATCTAAGATCAGAAGGTGACAACGAGATTATTATGTCGGCTCTTTATGATTACGAAGATATTGAAACACTTAGCCCGACTAACTTTACCCTAGTTACAGAGGGTGCTGCAGCATACTATAACGAGGCTTTATATAACAGTACTGCAATCTTTGATGGTAACCCTGCACCTGTACAAAGAACAAACATTTCAGGCTCAGGTAAGTCAGCCTCATTTAAATACGTAACTAATGACACCAATGCGTCACACAGTATACAGGGTCTTGTGATTACATTTGGAGTAGGAGACAGGTTGTAACATGGCAGGTTATACAAGACAATCAGTAGCTGATATTATTGCTAATGCAGTTATTAAAGCTGCACCAGTAAACGCTGAGTTTAATGCAATACGAGATGCTTTTAATAACAGCACAGGTCACAAACACGATGGTACTTCTGCAGAAGGTACTTATGTCCCTCTTATTGCAGACCTAGATGGCCTTAATAAAGTAACAATAGATACAGCAACAAACAGAGTTACTTTCCATACAGAGGTGAATGGAGCCACTGTAGAGCAACTTAGAGTACAAGACGGTGCTATTGTTCCTGCTGTTACTAACGACATTGATCTTGGTAGTTCTACCCTAGAGTTTAAAGACCTGTACGTTGATGGTATCGGTTACATTGATGCTATTGTAGGCAATCTTACAGGTGATGTAACAGGTAACGTAACAGGGGATGTTACAGGTGATGTTACTGGTGACCTAACTGGTAACGTTACATCGACAGGCACTTCTACCTTTACAACAGTAGACATTAATGGCGGTAACATTGATGGTACAGTTATCGGTGCTACTACTCCTGTTGCTGCAGACTTCACTACAATGGATGCTTCAGGTAATGCTACTGTCGGTGGTACTTTTGGCGTTACAGGTGCAACAACTCTTTCCAGCACTCTGGATGTAACAGGCGCTTCAGGGTTTACGGGCGATGTAACTACAGTCAATCTTACCTCAACAGGTACAACTACAGTAGCGACTGCTGACATCAACGGAGGTGCTATTGATGGTACTACTATTGGTGCTAGTACTACTGCTGCTGGTAGCTTTACAACTCTATCGACATCTGGACAGGCTACCTTGGCGACTGTTGATATTAATGGTGGGGCTATTGACGGTACTATTATTGGTGCAACAACTCCAGCGGCTATCACAGGCACGACAGTTACAGCAACTTCTTTTGTCGGGCCAGTCACAGGTGCTATCACAGGAAACGTTACAGGTAATGTAACTGGTAATGTGACAGGTGATCTGACAGGTAATGTTACAGCTTCAAGTGGTTCATCCACATTCACAGACGTAACCATTAACGGTACGTTGAATATGAATGCTGGTACTACAGCTACTATCACTAACTTGACAACACCCATTAATGCAGGTGACGCAGCAAGTAAAGGGTATGTAGATACAGAACTGGCTGCACTTGTAGACTCAGCCCCAGGTACACTAGACACACTAAACGAACTAGCTGCTGCTCTAGGTGATGACCCTAACTTCTCCACAACTATTACAACTAGCATTGCAACCAAACTACCACTAGCAGGTGGTACGATGACTGGTGCTATCGCTATGGGTACAAACAAGATTACAGGCTTGGGTGACCCGACTGCAGCACAGGATGCAGCTACACAGAACTATGTAACAACTAATTTCTTAGACTTATCTGGTGGCACTATGACAGGTGCTATTGATATGGGTAGCTCTAAGATTACTACTACGTATACCCCTACTAATGCTGCAGACTTGACAACTAAGACATATGTTGATAGTATTCTAGGATCAGCTACTGCTGCTTCTGCTAGTGCAACTGCTGCAGCCACATCAGAAACAAATGCTGCCACAAGTGAAACAAACGCAGCAAACTCAGCTACCTCTGCATCTAATGATGCTGCCACTGTCGCAACTATTTACGACACGTTTGATGATCGTTATTTAGGAGCAAAGGCTACACAGCCAGCAACAGATAATGATGGTGATGCACTTATTACTGGTGCAATGTACTTTAACAGTACATCTAATCAACCATTTATCTATGGCAGCGGTGGTTGGGTTGCAGCAGGTAGTACAGTAAACGGTACAGCACAACGTTCTGTTTATACAGCAACTTCAGGTCAAACCTCTTTTGCTGCTACGTATGATGTTGGTTATGTAGACGTTTATTTAAACGGTGTCAAGTTGATACTTGGAACTGACTTTACTGCAACTTCAGGTACGGCTATCGTACTGACATCAGGAGCTACTGCAGGGGATGTTATAGATATTATTGCCTATGGAATCTTTGAAGTAGCAAACCACTACAACAAAACAGAAAGCGATGCACGTTATGCTCTAGCAGATGATGCACTTGCTTTAGCTATTGCGTTAGGATAAGGATTTAAAAATGGCTAACACTTTTAAAAACGCAGTTGGTTCAGCAATAGGCACATCTCAAACAAGTGTTTATACTGTTCCTTCTGGGGCTACAACAACAGTTATTGGAATGACTATCTCAAATATTACAGGTGCATCTACTACTTGTGATGTTGTCGTTACAGACACTTCAGCAAGCACAGATGTTTTCATTGTAAAAGGAGCTACTGTTCCATCAGGCGGTGCACTAGTACCCATTGGTGGCGAACAGAAAATCGTACTTGAATCAACAGACGTAATCAAAGTAACTAGCAGCGTGGCTTCTGGTCTTGATGTTATCGTATCTGTACTAGAGCAATCTTAAGGGGTTAAATAGAAATGGCATATATTGGTAACCAACCAGCACCGTCAAACGTAAACAGTGATAGCATCACAGACGGTAGCATTACAAACGCAGACATCTCTCCCAGCGCAGCTATTGATCTGTCTCTTATACACATCTGACGCTGCCGACGATCTACTCTGTGTAGATCTCGGTGGTCGCCGTAT